GTAAAAAACAATCAAATCAAATATTCAAACGAGAAGCATTTCTGTTGCAGATGAAAGCCTACTCAAAATCTTCATCATCGTATAGTTCTCCCGCAGTATATTTCAATTCAGCATTCAATGGTTCCGGTGCTACAGTGTAATCTGTATCTATCATCCTTGCTTCATCTATTTCATTTAAAACATCAAGTATGGGGTCTACAAACCAATCGTCACTTTTGTCACATATCACACAATCTACTAATATTGACAATATAATAGTTAGCAGGCCTCTTTCGTGAGATTCACAGGTTTTATATTGTCTCTTGATGGTGAGCATAATGTTTTTGTAAGATGAAGCTGTTAGCCGATGATTTCCTGAAGTTACACTTTCAATGTGATCACCGAACAAAGCTCTGAGCTCAGCTCTGATCTTTTTGTCTCTGAGATTACCTGTGAAACCTGGAAGAACCGAGGTCCTAATGTTTCTGCCACCAAATTTCTCTGATTTCTTAACTGCAATATCTCCCAATCTTTTGAAAAGCATAGACCAAAAGTGATCTTGTGACGAAACTTCACTCAACTTGAAAAATCTCTTAGAATAACTTTCAGGGTTAGTGAAGCCTGCATTTCTAAGAACATCACACTGGTATGTATATAAATCTTCTTCATTATCGAAACTAAACAATGTATTTCTATCTACCTTTGTATCTTTATTCAGCACTTTCTCAACAGCCTTTGATACAGGAATAGGGTTTGAGGATATTCTGTTTATCTTAGGCAATTTTTTCTTTTCAAAGTTTAGTCTAGGCTTAGAGCTTCCAGGATAATGTGAGATGTGCCATTTTACCCCATAGTTATCGTACTGTACGAATTGGTTACAGTATCCTAGCCATCTGTAGTCAGGCAACTCAAACAGTGATATCAATGTAACAGAAGAAAGGTCTTTGAATAGAGTTCTGACAATCAGGCTATTTACATCAGCATAGGAGAATACGTACATTTCGAGTTCATCCCCATCTTCTTCCCATTCTCTATCTTCTTGGTTTTCCGGATCATCTCCGCCTGAAATGTAATCTAATATCTCCTCAATCTCATCTTCGTCTTCAGCGGGACAGAAGTAATTTCTGGCATCAAGACCCTCCAGATTAACTCTTGGGGGAAGCATACTTGTGTCTTCATCTGAATTCTCTTTGACACTTCTGTAAATGTCACTGTGGCTCTTTTTCCCATTGCTCCTTGCTAAAGTGATTTTCCTGATGCTAAAAACCTTTTTCTTCCAATCGATCTCACCTGCATCCAAGTAATTGAGAACAGCTTCTAAAAAGATACACTGATTATCATGATTGTCCCTATTTGGAGTGTACAAAGCTGTGTAAACATTGCCCTTTCTTAGATCCCAAAATCTCACCGAATTGTCGTAGTGAGCTCTGCTGTATACCTTTACAAAAAGCTCTGATAATCTGACGTTCGTTGTTCCAAATTCCAATGCCATTGCTATCTCTAGGCAAATAGCGTTTTTACTCCCACTGTGGTAGTTATCACTTTTCCCTGAGTACTTTGACTTCTCTTCAATGCAGTCTAGTGAGTATTTCAACATAGAGTAAACAAAGTCTTCCAGAATTGCATCATCCAAAGACGAGACATCTAGATAAGACAGGGTTCTAAAGACATTCCTGTATAGCGTGATAGCTGATAGAGTCGGTTTAATCCCCATCTTTTCTGTTAATCTAGATAAAATCACTTCCTCATTCTCGTTGATTGTTTCCTCAGTTATTAACTTCTCAATTACAATTTTCTCTTTGTAAGTCATTCTAGCAAAGCTGCACTCATCTATCAAGTCCAAAACAGGAATGTCTTTGTATGATTGGCTCTCCAGTATGGCTTTATTGACTAGCTTAGGATTCACACTAGATCTGTAAACAATCTTGTTTTGTGAGCTAGCTTTAGCCAGGGCGTATGAAAGAGAGCCAGGGGCGCCTAATAGCCCTTTATGCTCATATTTTTTGGTAATCAATTGCTGCTTGGAATGTGTTGGGTCTATCATAATAGTCTTATATAGATTTGATGTTAGCACAGACTTCTTAAAAGACTTCAGATCAATCTTCAGATCATCTTCAATTAATAGATCTTTAATTTCAGCCAGTTTATGCTTGGCATAAAAATCAGGGTTGATATCGTAATTTTGATATATTTCAAAATCGGCCGGTTCTCCATCGAAAATTAACTTCCCCTCGACCTTTTGAATTTCAAATATTCTCGGTTCTTGATATAGGACTCTACTGTTGGGGATCATCATGCCTCTAAAGCCAGGTGGCACAACCATAGGCCTATTCAAGTCTGAGTAGCCTACTTTTGATTCAGATGTGTCGTTCACATCATAAGTAGGATCAAGAGTCATAATCCCTCTTGTTTTAGCAAAGTTTTCGTAAAGATAAAACATCTGATCAAGGTAATTTTCATCATGCAAATAAACTGTCAGACCTAAACCGTATTCATTTCTCATAGAGACAATTACACCATACTTAGTATAGAGTGTGAAATCAGAAGGACCATACCAGACATTTATTGACCTACTCTGTGGAGTATTGTAAATAGCGAAAGGCAAGCTGGTGACCATTCTTGAGTATTCTGAGAGTTCTCTGAACTTTTTTACTTCTTCCACCATATTCAACATGGCTTCAGAGTAGTCACAACAATCGCACTTCGCATTGTTCCTTAATCTAGTAATTATCTTTGATATGCTCACTTCAGAATTGAGCGCAACTTTCAACAGAAGATAATAGTGTTTCAAAGTATCATAGTCTTGACTCCATGTCTTAAAGGCATCTATTGTGAAAAGTTGCGGTTTCTTGTTTGAAATGAGGTATCTTCTTGTACAGTAGAAATTGATATAGGTCCAGAACCTTTCTACTGTGTCCACTGATATCCCTGAAGGCAGGAAATTATAACTGCTTCTAACTTTCTCTAAATCTTTGGATGACAATCGTTGCAGAAGCTCTAGAACATCATAACTATCACTGTTTGGAATTGAAGATTTAACCCAATCAGTTAGCACTTCCATTCTTCTTGTGTCTTGGAAGAGAAATTTCAGGTCATATTTGCTGTTGAAAGCAATAATCTCATTCAATGTGGAGAAGTTTAAGCCCAAACCTATGTTTTGAAATGTATTATAAGTGATAGGTTTACAGGTCTTAGTACTCGCTATGCTCATGCTGTCTAATCTGATTCTGATCCCTTCAGATGCTTTCATGTAATTGTGGAACTGACTGTAAGGGTACTCTAACTCCTTTATTCCATGGTTGAGGATGTTCATAGCTGAATACTCTCTGACAAACTTTCTCATGTCACATCTTTGACCGTCGTGTTTTAGCATGAAACTGTTTGAGAATAAGGTAGCAGTATATATTTGTGACATGTCAACTCCAGATAGTGAATACACATAGCTAGAATCTTTCAGCATGGAAAAATGTGCTAGCTTCTTTCCGAGAGTTCTCTTCGGGATAACTGAGGCAATCAGCTTCATCTTCTCAATGGCCTCGTCATCATCTATGTCTAGCTGCTCGTGTCTCTTAAAATAAGGAATCAGGTAGTTGACAGTTGATCCTTTCCCCGGGAAGTATTCACCTGTAATAGTCAAGAAACTGTTAATTCTAAAGGTTCTCTCAACAGAAGACTCGATTATGTCTAACATGATCTCTTGAGCATCCGCACCTAGCAAGATTAGATGTATTGGGTGCATGTTAAAGAGTCCACCGAACTGGATTGGCAACTTGGAAAGTGTTTTCACTCGGGGTAGGTGATACATCTTTCGAATCATTTCACCCATTGATATCATGGATAAATAACATTGCAACATTGTTCCACCATTAGAGAATATTTCTATAACCTTAGAGACGACAGTTGAGATGTCTGCAGCCCATCCTTTGCCTTTAGGCTCAAAACTGATGTTAGCTAAAAATTTATGTGTCATTGGAATCAGCCTCTTATTAGCGTACATGATTGATATCATTTCGAAAAATTTTGATGACAATGATGACTTCTTTTTCGACAATAGATGGTTACAGCCCTTCTGGAATAACTCATACAATCGGAAGACCTTTATGTTTTTCTCTTCACTCCTTGAAATGATGACTCCACCGCTGTCATCACTATGGGCTATTAAGTTGAAGTTGACAGATAGCTTTTGTGCAATTTTCTCATTAAAATACAACTGAGACATGGCGTGAAGCAGAGATGACAGATAGTTAAATATTCCCATCATAAAACTATAGGGCATTACAAGCTCATAGTCACCGTCGTCCCTCTTATTTAGCAATTCAGCTAGAGATCTCGTGCTCTCGTTCTTTAGCATAATCTCGACATATTTTGCCTGGAATCTGATTTTCTTAGTAAACATTAGATTCCAAACCTTATTGAAATACTTGAGAAATTCGGGTGGTAGAAATGTGCCCATGCCATTCACAAAGTAGTAATATTTCCAGAGATTAGACTTTGGTGCCCATTTCCTACAGTCTAATGTACAATACGTTCTGGCTTCAGACTCGGTGATAAATTCGAACACCTGACTGTGGATAAACTTAGGTCTAACATGACTCTGCTTATGGATTAGCTCATTTGGCGTCCATTGACATAAGTATTTGAAAAATTTCTCTAGCGGTTGCTGCAAGATCTTTGTTTTATCCGTCATCACGTAAATTTCTCGAGAACCTCTCCACTGCTCTTTGTCTTTCATGTCAAACTCCAGATCAATGTCTGACAATTCTTCGATTACATCCTTAAAAGTTTTCTCTTGTGAATCCGTCACCTGGGCAAACTTCTTATAATCTGTAGGCAGTTCATTAATAAAGTTTTTGACAACCTTCGCTGTCTCTTCGTTGGAAAAGAGCACGTCGTGTCCCTTTTTACCCCAAAATTTCCCTTTGGAGTCTCTCATTCCCTTGCTTGTACTTATTTCTGTAAATGAAGTCAACAATATTTTTGTAAACGACTGAGCAACTGCCTCCTGAGTGATCATTCTTTTCAAATAGTCACCAGCAAATTTCCCAATACAAAAGCACAATTTAGGATCAAATTTGAAGTCATCAGAAAATAATTGTTGAAAGTAATCTTCCCTATCAGCTGTAACAGCACTCTGTTTGAGAAGATCGTGGGGATCCAGACTATATTTAGATACATAACTTTGATGAGTTTCTAGTACTGATTTCATATTTTTCAGGTGCTCGTTATTCCTTTCGAATGGTGCCATAGTCATGAACATGGCTTCTTCGAACTTCTCCGAACACAGATCAAAGTTGTCAACCGTTTCTCCAGTCAACATATCATAAATTCTTAAATCCTTTGCGTTTGAGAAGATAGTTTTGTAATTAGCTGCGAACAATCTTTGAAGATAATAAAAGTAGATGTCATAATCGTAATCGACCATCCCGTCCACAAGCTCGAGAAGACTCGTGTGAGTTGACAAACTATTGAGATATAAGTATCGAAAGGATCCTAACCAAATCTCGACTTTACGTCTCTGTGAAAACATATTTAACACTTTTAATGAGATGAATCTGTTGTAAACCTCCTTACCTAAGTTACTTTCTAGGAAGGAGCAGGTATAGTAGTTCCCAAATGTGTAGTACAATTCGATCCCTTTCTTAACCATGGGAAAGAAGTAATTCTGCCAAGGGAAAATGCAATAGGTTTTCTCGCCAGAAGTGATAATCTCAGTGTATTTTGATTGGTACAACCACTTCAAGTCTGGAGATATAGGGAAAATAACCGTGAATAGACGAGATTTTTTTGTTGCTATCACCTTTTTCCCTCCTTTCACTATAAGCATAACATCTTTGTACCCAAGGTTGTCGTACACGAAATCTGTGCGATTGAGTTTAATGTTCGAGTAATATAGCAGAGTATAGCACATCCTAGATATCAAAAGTAAGTTGTGCATGATGTTAGTCTTCCTCAGGTAATCAGAAGTCGGTTTTGCGAACTCGAGCATTTCAGGTAGTATCTTTGAGAAATTTCCACCTAAAGGATCCGTTTCTGAGAAGATGCTATCTTCTGTTTTAGAAGCAGTTTCTGCAAAGAGAAACTCCAAGAGGTTATCGAATTTCGTTTTCAGGTCTGACATATCTTGATCCGAGCATATTTTTATGTTACCTTTCTTTTCCATGAAATGTTCCATCTCAGAATCCCAGTTTTTGTCCATGAAAGCTTTCCCTACTGTAATTCTATTCCTGTATTTTGTTCGAGTGTCTTCTCCAATAGCTGTTGCTACTTCTTTCCTAGAGAGGTTGAATTCATCGAGGCATTTTTTAATTTCTTCCTGCTTACCACTCTCAAATTCAGATATCAAAAAGTCTATCTTTGTCTTATTCTTAAATTTCTTTAAATCTCGCAGCAATGCACTGTTAGACACCAAGTTTGACAACTTTCTGGAGATTATATTCTGTTTTTTCAGGATCCTGTTCATGTTGTCGTAGTCAATATCTCTCCCAATTATTTTCTCGCTATGGCTAACTTTATCAATTTTGCTGATGATGAGATTCAAGACAGGGCGCCGAGTTGTAAAATTCTCCCACTTTTCAAAATCACCTTTGATTAGATCTTCAGCAACTGGGAAAACGAAGACATTCTTGTTGTAAGGCACTACGTTTGGCATGCTTCTCAATTTCAGTAAGCCTTCATTGTATCTATCCTCTACAGTTAGAATTTGTGTTTCCAAGTAAGAATCGGCGAGAAGTCCAGGTACAGGCGCCACCTCCATATTGCGGCGAATTTTAGAGAAATAGTAATCCTCATAAGAGTCAGTGTTGAAACTTACTACTGATTCTTGCCTTCTCTCATAACTGCCGCTTAACTGGGGATCGCCAAACTTTTCAAAAGGGTTGTCACTATCATCGAAGTTCCCAACAACTTTGACATGATCCACAAGATCTGAAGAGAGATTCTGCAACAAAGTTAACAGAGTATTTCTACCTATTCCCTCTGAATCGTAGATGATGTGAATGTTGTTCGTCTTTGTCATGATACCTATCTTATATTTACCTTGAGGCATTCTCTTCAGTTCCCTTTCTAGCTTGACATTGTTCTTCTTAACTTTCTGAAATAGAGTTTGCTTTCGTTTCCGCTTGGCACCGACTAATTTTACCTCACTAACAAACTTAAAGCTATCAGTGCTCAACTCCTGTGCATTGAACTGCACCTTGACTGTTACTTCTTCATTCAGAAGGAGTTCAGGCATAAACTCTGAAATGTTGAATTCTAATTGATTTAGATCTTCGTGGAGTGTGTTTAGAACGCTCTCTGGATCATCAATGAGTGAGTAGCTTAGCAGTCTAGAAATCTCTAAAACATCAAAGTGGGCTGTCTGTTCACTACTAAGGGCCAAAGTTGGATAGAAACTAATGCAGTTCATTCCCTTTTGTCTCATCAAAGAAACCTCGTAATCATATTTGGTCTTAGACTGCTTGTTCATCAGAGCACTAGATCTGTTTTTGACCACAGTGAATTCAATCAGTATCCACACGCCTCCGTAGAGATGGAGAAGATCAGGGGTTCTGTTCGAATCTATCCCAATATCAGTAAATGGTCTCTCTTCTGTGGATGCCAAACCCAACAGGCCTAGGAATGAAGTCTTAAAAGTATTGTGTCTTAGCTTGTAATAGGCTTTGGAATCTGCAGCTTCGAGAGCCAGACCTCTGTTCTTTATCTTCAGTCTGCTTTGCACAAATTGTGTGAGGTACGATATGTTACTTTCCTCAATAATGCACTTCTCCGGATCTTCATCAATTGATTTGTCCATTTCAATATGTGAGAGCTTAACTCCGACAAACTCAAATGGTTCCACAGATGAAACCTTGACCACAGGTACATCAGGTGCTTTCGCTTGAACAGAATCTAAGGATTTCTTGTAAAGGTAGTAGTGGCTCGGGAAATCATTATGTATGTAAATCGTTCTGTCACTTAACCCGAAGCGGTTGAAGTACAACTTCCTATCAACTATGGAGGACACAACAATGGAAACCTTATAGAGAGAGGAAATAAGAGGAATACTATCCTCACTGAGATAGGTATTCAATGGTATGCCCAAGGATGAATAAATGTCATCCACAGCATGCACAGGCAAACCCCAGTTGGCAATAGCTTCGTTCACACAGAGAAGGAAACAGTCTCCAGTCCCGCCCAGGTCTAAAATCATCTCTACTCTCTCGATCCCTAGTCCTTGTATGATCTCAACATGTGAGAAGACGAAGTCCGGTTCAGGCTGTCCCAAAATAGGAACAGGATCGTAGTAAGACAGTTGTCTCTCTCCGATATTCAGAGTTACAACACCAATTCCTGGGGAAATAACCGTAGTTGAAGCTTGCATTTCTTCCTTTCCAATGAGATAGTTTTTGATCGTTGTCGGGCGATCATA